GCGAAGAGAATCCCGTGGACTGGAAGCAGACCCACTACGAGCGTTAGCTCGTTTCGACACGAGCACTCGTTTGGCGTAGCCTGAGTACACGACCGAACAGGGAGGCAACATAGCATGGCAACCGACTTTGATGTTCAGCAGTTGCGGACAACCCTGGCGCAGGCCAAGGAAATTATCCAGCAACAGCAGGCGGCGCTTGACCATCTGTCCGAGCCGCCGAATCAACTGGCTGTCTTTGCCCGGTGGTTCAGCGAGACGGACCGGCTGGCTATCGTCAGTGCCGGTGGCCGCGACATGCGCGTCCCGGTCGCCAAGGACATTCTCCCGTTCGTCGGCCAGCGGGTCCTGCTTTCCCCGGAGGGCGGCGCGGTTATCGGCCTGGACGAGTACCCGGTGCACGGTGCCGTGGTTAAGTTCGACCATGCCCTGGACGACGGTCGCCTTTACGTCAAGACCTGCACCGACGAGGGCATTATCGTCACGAAGTCGCGGTCCCTGCGCGGGCTGGAAATCAAGTCCGGATCGTCATTGATGCTGGACGAGAAGTCCGGCATCGCAATCGAGGTCATCTCCGGTCCGGACGAGACCCAGGATCTCATGCTCGAAGACGTCCCCGATGTGTCGTACTCGGACATCGGCGGCCTGGACACGCAGCTCCAGGAGATCCACGACAGCATCGAATTGCCGTACCTGCACGCGGACCTGTTCAAGAAGTACCACCGCCGGGCCCCCAAGGGCATCCTCCTGTACGGTCCCCCCGGGTGCGGTAAGACCCTGGTCGCAAAGGCAGTGGCTAATAACCTCGCCAAGAAGTCCGGCAGGGAAAAGGCTCACTTCCTGAACATCAAGGGCCCCGAGCTGCTGAACAAGTGGGTCGGGGAGACCGAGCGGTCAATTCGCGAGGTGTTCGCTAAGGCGCGCGAGCTTGGCTCCGAGGGTGACCCCGTGATCATCTTCTTTGACGAGATGGAGTCTATGTTCCGCCAGCGCGGAGCTGGCATTTCCAGCGACGTCGAATCGACCATCGTCCCGTCCCTCCTAGCGGAGATGGACGGCGTGGAGGGCCTGAACAACGTCATCGTCATCGGCGCGTCGAACCGGCAGGATCTCATTGACCCCGCCATTCTCCGGCCTGGTCGCCTGGACGTTAAGATCATGGTCGGTCGGCCGGACAGCGTGGCGGCCTACGCCATCCTGGAGAAGTACCTCACCGATGACCTTCCCTACGGCGAGCCGATCTCCCTGGGCAGCGTCATCGACGCGATGTACGCCGAAGAGAAGGATACGGAATTCCTTGAGGTCACCTACCAGAATGGCCAGAAGGAAACCCTCCACTTCAAGGACTTCTCCTCCGGCGCAATGATCGCATCGATCGTTGACCGGGCGAAGACCTCGGCTATCAAGGACGAGCTGGAAGAGAAGGGCACGGGCATTACGCTCAAGCACCTGCTCGATGCCGTCGCCGCTGAGTTCAAGGAGAACGAGGATCTGCCTAACACGTCGAACCCCGACGACTGGGCGAAGATCTCCGGCCGGAAGGGCGAGCGTATCGCGCACGTCCGTCCCCTGCTCCGTGAGGAGGACGACAAGGAGACCAAGACCATCGACCCGGGGATGTACCTGTGAGTAATGAGGAGTGGGACACGTCCCGGCTGCCAAAGAAATGGCAGAGGTACGTCGAGGCGCGCGAGAATGAGATCCGGCAACTGAAGCGTCACGTAGAGGAGCTTTCCGCCGGGCCGGATGACTCTGATACCTTCATCACGGACTACGCGCACCCCGACCGGAAGCTCGGCAAGAGCCCGAACGTCGCGTACGTCCTGGACACGGCAGACCCGTACGGGAAGATCTTCGCGCGGATCGAGGAGCACCGGGGCGTCAATACCCTGTACATTCAGGGATACGGGATGTCGACGTTCATCCAGCCGTTGGCATCGAATTCATTCCGGGTGTCTTTGCGGGACACCTAAACAACCCAGGAGGAAACAGTGCCAGAGTTCAAGGTCATCGATCAGTTCAACAAGACGCGGTACATTACCGCTGACTACTTCACCAGCGCGGACCGGGTATCGAAGTTCTGGCGAAAGAAGTCGGAGTTCGCTAACGAGCTTGTCGCGACACTCACCGACACCATGGAAGTCACACAGCCACCGGACAGGGCGTACGTCGGCAGGGACCCCTGGTTCTACGCCTTGTCACAGCCGAAGCCCAAGGCAGTCGTCCGGAACGTCTTCGACATAGAGGCCAGCGCCTACCCGAACGCGACCCGGAGCGACATCAAGCGGCTGCTGGACCAGTTCCTCGTGAGCCACTGCTACCACCAGGTCAGCTTGTCCCAGGAGATCATCTACAAGTAACAACCCCGCCTCCCCAAAACATATCCTGGTTCTGGAGCACCTCCCTCTCCGGAACCGGGATATTTACATGGCAGCACTGGATGACGAATTCGAGCTAGAGCACGGCGGCGAAACCCAAGAGGAAAAGCAGCTTCGCGAAGAGACGCAGATTGTCGTCACGGTTGCCCAGCAGGCCAAGCTCAATTCCCTAGTCGACAAGCTCATGGTGCTCACTGACGAGCTGTCCGGGAACCCTCTGCGTGAATACCAGATCCCGTTCGGTCGCCGGATCTTTGAGTCCCTGATCACCGGGGACGGCGCGCGTATCACCGCGCTGTTCTCCCGGCAGTCCGGTAAGACCGAGACCGTGGCGAACGTCATTGCCGTAGCCATGATATTCCTGCCCCGGCTGGCGAAGGTCTATTCCGATTTCCTGGCCATGGGGAAATTCAAGAAGGGCTTGTGGGTCGGTGCGTTCGCGCCCGTCGAGGACCAGGCCGACACGCTCTACGGCCGGATCGTCGCGCGCCTTTCCAGTGAGGAAGCGCAGTCATTCTACGAGGACCCGGAGATTGACGACCGCATCGACGGCCACGGTAAGATCGCGACCCTGAAGAAATGCGGATCGTTCGTCCGCCGTATGACCTGCCACCCCAAGGCTAAGATCGAATCCAAGACCTACCACCTGATCCTGATTGACGAGTGCCAGGACGCACACTCCAAGACGGTCAAGAAGTCCGTGAACCCCATGGGAGCGTCGACCCGCGCGACCCACGTCTGGACGGGAACGCCGACCTACACAAAGAACGTCTTCTACGATCAAATTCAGAAGAACAAGCGCAAGGCATTGCAGCGCGGTAGGCATAAGCAGAATCACTTCGAGGCGAACTGGCGCATTGTCGCGGCCTGCTTCCCGACGTACAAGGCGTCGGTCGCGGACGACATGGAGACAATGGGGCGCGAGTCCGAGGAGTTCCTCCTTTCCTACGAATTGAAGTGGCTGCTCGACAAGGGCCAGTTCACCACGTCCGAGAAATTCGAGGAGCTTGGCGACCGCCGCGTACAGGCCCTGGAGCACTCATGGTTCAGGACGCCCGTCGTGGTCGGGATCGACTGCGGCCGGAAGCAGGACAAGACGATCGTAACGGTTGTCTGGGTCGACTGGGAGCACCCGGACGAATTCGGATTCTTCGAGCACCGGGTCATAAACTGGCTCGACCTTGAGGGAATGGAATGGGAGACTCAGTACTTCAAGATCTTCGACTTCCTCCAGTGCTATAACATCGAGGCGGTAGGTGTAGATATCGGCGGAATTGGTGACGTGGTTATCGGCCGCCTGAAGACGCTTATGCCGAACATTAAGTTCGTGGAATGCGGGGACGCACCCGGCGAGCAGTCGGTACGGTACAAGTGGCTCCAGCAGCTCATGCAGCGCAAGCGAGTCATCTGGCCAATGGGCGCGAAGGTAAAGCAGCTCCGGGTATTCCGGAGGTTCCGACAGGAGATGGAAGACGCCGAGCTGGAATACAAGGGCCACGTTATGAAGGTCGCCGCGCCGGACGATAACGACGCGCACGACGACTACGTTGACTCCCTCTGCATTGCCGTGTCCATGACACAGCCAAAGCAGGACCAGAAGAAGGACGACCAGGTAGTGGTATACGATAATTTTGTTTTCAAGCCCAGTCGAAGGGCATACGCGAGGTGAGTTATGAGCGGTGAAACACAGGATCAAGTGAGTGGCTGGACCACTGACACCCTGAAGTCTTACATAGAGGCCCGGCACCAGGACCTGCGTATTGCGCTAGACGAGCGCTATGCCTATCAGCAGAAGTCAGCAGACGAGCGTTTTGCCATGCAGATGGACGCGGCTAACGAACGGTACGCGACGCAGACTAAGGCGACTGACGCGGCGTTCGTGGCCCAGCAGACCGCTATGAAGACCGCATTCGACGCGGCCGACAAGGCTGTCCAGGCCGCGCTTGCAGCGGCTGAGAAGGCGGCAACGCTAGCACGCGAGGCAGCCGACAAGCGATTCGACTCGGTGAATGAATTCCGTGCCCAGCTAGCCGACCAGGCGGCCACACTCCTGTCACGGGTTGAATACCAGGCACAGCACGGGTCGGTCCTGGAGAAGCTCGACCTGATCAATGGCCGTCTGGCTGAGCTAGACAAGCGGGTAGCTACTGAAGCAAGCCAAACCGCCGGGGCCCAGTCGGTTACCGGAACAGGCTACGAGTCGACCGCCCTGGCTGCGGCGACCAAGAGCGCGCGGATTAGCCAGGCAATTGCCGTGGCCGCGATGTTCCTTGCGGTCCTCGGCCCGGTCCTGGTTGCCCTGCTGCTCCACTAACCGCCAGGCCGTTCGCGGTAAACTGGGATAGAGCGAGCGCGAGGAGTACCGGATGAGTATGCCCTACCAGAACTCTGGTGGCGACGACGGCGAGGGAACTGTTTATGACCCTCAGTCTGGCCAGGTCGTTGACCACCTTTCCGCCTGGTACACGCGCGGGTACACGGCCACACTCGGCCAGCACGGCGAATTCGTCTACACCCCGCTGATTGCGTCGACCCCCGCTAATCTCGATTACGCGTCTCTTCCAGCCACGGTAAACACGTACTCCGAGATCCACCAGAACTACTTCAGCAACGACCATGATCCCCTTGGCGGGTTCCTGACCTTCATGCCAAGTTCGAGCTTCACCTACACGCAGGATGGCGTCTCCGTACGGGTCGTACGGCGTCTGAGCGGCACGGAGACGTGGCCGAACCTAGACTCCGGTGTCTCCCCCTGGGCGTTCTCTATGGAGGGCTCAGGGTGCATCTACATCTGGCAGGGTTACCTTGTGGTGAAGCTGTTCCCCACGGACGTTTCCTCAGTCGTCACAGACGACGGGAACCCACTGACCTACCACGTGATCGAGCACTTCCTTGAGGGACGTGAATTCGACATTACCGTTCCGACGTCTACCACGCCGCTCGACCTCACGGTGGACTGCATGGTGACCGACAGTGTTATCCCGTACCGATTCGACCCTGTTAACCCCCTCGGCCTGTTGTGGTAACCCCTCTTTCTGGAGAAGTAAATGTCTAACGTGTTCAAGTCCCCGGATAATACGCCGATCCTGGAGAAGGGATGGACTGTTCAGTCCTCTAATGGATCGAATGTCACCCCAATAGCAGGTCCAATGGGTCTGTCTTCGGCCACCATTACGGCAGACGCAGTGGCAGCCGTAACAGCCAATCAACCTACCGCCGACGCCGCCTCCCGCGCCGCTGTCGGACAGATCCACCTGGACTCCTTCACCGGCACTGACGACCAGCGAATGGCTGCCGCGATCACTGCTGCCGTTGCCGGTACCACCACTGTAATTCTTCTGGCACCGAGGGCGCATACGTTCGCCAGCCCGTGGTTAACATCCTATGTTTCCTCGTCCGCGACGATGAACCTTAAGATCAAGGGCACAGGTACGGCGTTCAACGGTGCCTGGGGTGCCCCGGGGGCGGCCACTACCTGCACCTTCACCTGTACGGGTGTCGAGGCCTGCATGAACTTCCAGCACAACGGCAGCATCGAGCTGAGCGACCTTAGGGTCCTCTCGGCTAATGCAGGAGTTCCGCTATTCCAGACCACGAATGCCACACCTAACATTCACGACTGTGTGTTTTCCGGTGGTGCGAGTGGTGCCGCGTGCATCACGGACGCGGTTGTCCTCGGTGGTAACACGGCCACCATCGGCGCGGGCGACACGGCGAAGTACAACGCCTACCAGGGCACCGTGTATAGGAACTTCTTCGACGGCGTGCGGACCTGCGTCCTGTTTAACCAGGCTGCGAACAGTGTGAACGTCCACGAGAATACCGTCTCGACAAGCTGCGGTTCAGCTCAGCAATTCGGGGCCGCGTTCTCTCTGATCGGTACCAGCTCAAAGAGCATCAACGACGTTCAGATCTGGGGGAACTGCGTCGAGGTCAGCAACTACCCGTACGGAATTTACGGCATCTACGCGCAGGAGTGCCACTTCGGGCCAAACGGATTCTACGACCCGACGTCAAAGCACCGTGCCGCGATCTACCTGGACACCTTGTCTAACTACAACACGATCGAGTCTGGTTTCCATTCGGACTCGTACCAGTTCGTCGTGGACACACCAGGGAACAGCACCGTCCGGAACGGTCACCAGACCATGTGGTCGTACACCCGTCAGCCGCAGATGTTCGTCACTAACACCCCGTTCAAGTACCTGGACAACAACGCCACCGGACTTCGCGCACTTGACGGCCGGGGTAACTACGTCGCCATCGGCCCGGTCAATGACGCGGCCGGTTCCGGCGGGTACGCGGGATGCAACATCGTGTCCGGTAACGGTACCTCGGTGACTGACGCCGCGACCGTAAACGGCTCCCACTGGGTCACCAGCAATACCGCCGCCTTCACGAGCACGGATGTCCCGTGTGCGCTGTACGCCACCGGCATCCCGACGACTAGCCTCATCGTGAACACCGTCACGCCGACCACTGCCTGGGCTTGGGCCGCAAGCGGGGTTTACGTCCTAGGCGACATTGTTCGGCCGACGACGGCGAACAGCCACCTATACCAGTGCACCACGGCGGGCACGGCCTCCTCAACTGCCCCTACATGGCCCACATCCGGCGGTACAGTCACGGACGGCACCGTTGTGTGGACTGACCTGGGTACAACCACTACCGCCGCCTACATCTCGCTGGCGGCCACGGCGAGCGCCACCGGGCTGACCCTGGCCTTCGGGCGACTCGGTCAGGCTCAGCGAACCCTGATGCAGTTCGCCAGGTTCCACATGATCACCCAGGGCAGCGCGCCGACGTGCACGGCGGACGCCGGAGCGGGCAGCGGGCCGAGCGGGATCGCTACCGCCGGAACCGACCATGCATTCACCGTAGCTATTACGACCGGGACGGCCACCGCATCGGGGGACATGTTCCACACCGCGTCTTCCACCACCTGGGCGACCCAGCCGAAGTTCTCAATGACCGCAGGAAACGCCGCAGCGGCAGCGCTAATGGCTGGTGGATACTGGATCACGGTATCAACAGGAACCGCCACGGTTAACTTTGTGAATGCACCCGCCATCAGCACGGCATACGCATTCTCTCTGACGGCACTGGCGTAACTACTTATCCAACGACAACACAAAGTAGAATGGGCAAGAGGGCAATGACCTGCTTCCCATCCGTTAAGGAAGAAGAAACCAATGACCGGAGTTTTCCCCGACCAGGCGTACAACACCCCGATGGACACCCCCGGGTGGACCGCGCAGAACTCGGCAACGGGTGACGACCAGAACCTGACCGCGCATGCCGGGGTCACAGCGGCCGGTCTTGCCACGCTCGTCACGGCTCAGACCGCGCTGGGTTCCGCGCAGACGGCTGCGAGCGTTACCGGTGTTACCGGGACTGACGCGGCGAACCTTGCCAAGCTCACAGACCTGAAGGCTGTCGCCGCTGCGGTGGACGCCCTGAATGCGGCGCTAGTCACTGCTGGCATCGAAGTCTGATGACTGCGAATAGCGGCGGGGTCCGTACGGATTCCGGAGCGACTTCCGGCAGCACCGGGCTCGCGACGGTAACGTTCGCGAATAAGTACGCCGCTGTCGAAGTCAAGAACCTTGACGCGACGAATCCCCTGTATATCACCACCGGCAGCGTTGTGGCCGCCGTTGGTGGCGGGAATGACGAATACGTGGCCGGACCTGGCGAGCGCATTCTTGTTCCGAACAACGCGCCAATGTGGTGGCAGGGATACGGCGGGATTGACGGGACGGCAACAAACCCCGGCACCACTGTTAACATCGCCGCCAAGGATGCGACCACCGCGTCCAAGTTCGAAGTGAACGCACTCGGCTGAGATAGGAAGAGAAACAAATGGCAGACGTCGACAAGGTTTCGCCCCTCGGCCCGGTGATCCTCCCCCCGGAGCGCCAGGGCACTGCGTACGAGGCGAAGCTCGCACCGAACGCTCCCGGCGGACGCGGCCCCCTGCGTTTCGAAGCTGGCACGGCGACCGACACGGACATTCCAAACGAGTTCGTGAATGGTATCCGGCAGGGCTACGAGACCGCTCCCGGCCGCCCGAACAACAACAAGAACGTCTTCGAGAAGTGGCCAGAGGAGACCTACCGCGAGCGCGCCCACATGGGATCGTCCGCCTGGACCTCCGCGCCCACGATGCTGAACGACTTCGCTGAAGGCGCTGGCACCGAAGCCGAGCAGAAGTACGTTGAGGTCGACCGCTCCGGTGCGTCGTACCTGCGGATCAACCCGGCTCGCGTCACTGACTAATTCGGCCGATGGTCAACTTCAATGACCGCCGTCCGAATGCCGAGCCAGATCCTGACGACTACGAGCGGCCTCTAACACGGCAATCTCTGACGGAAGCGAACAAGCGTTTCCGTCAGAGTGGCGTGCAAGCGGTCATTCACACTGACCCCAAGACCGCTGATAGGATCGTTCGCAGGACCATAAAGGAGCGATTCAATTCGCGCCGCAAGGGGTTCGAGGACTTTCCAACAGTCGGGGCTTACATGGACTACTTGAACGGACAGGTGACGGGATGATCGTGGGAGTCATCATCACATTGTTCGCCTGGCCCGCCGGGATCGTCGTCGGTAACCTGATCGCCAGCATCCTGTGGGGACTCCCCACCTGGCTGATCCTCCTGCGAAAGCTGCACTGCTCTCAGCCCTGGTGTTTCCGCCCGGGGCGTCACCCGATTGAGGGCACCACATTCCACACCTGCCAGAAGCATACCGTTGCCCCCGTGCATGCGTCGCTGAAGGCTCTCCACGCCGAGAAGTACCCCGAGCAGCACGCGCACCTGAACCCGGTGACGCCATGAGGGCGGGCCCGAATTCAGTGTTCACGAACTGCCCGTTCTGCGGGCAGATCATGTTCTTCCCGAAGAGGCACCTGCGCTGGCATGCACGTCGGCTAGTCGAGTCTATTGATTCCTGGCGTCGTAAGAACTCTATGAATCCGGGGCATGGCTCATGAGCATTGACTTTCCTTCTGCCTCTATGCGGGCTGCCGGTGGCGACCTCGCGATTCAGGTATCACCTCTTGGCATTATCGACATATCCGAGGAAGAGTTCGAAGTACACGGCCCCAGGGTAATTCGATATGCGAACAACTGGGCGTTCTACTTGGGCCACCATTGGATGTATCGTAAGCAGGCCGGTGAGCCGCAGCTAACCTTTAACCACGTTCGCGCGCTTTCCGACTTCATGACGAACTTCACATTCTCAAAGGGCGTGACGTTCAAGGTCAACAAGATGTTCCAGCACATCACCCCCGCACTGCTGGAGCGGATCTTCGACAAGGACAATAACCGGCAGCAGTTCCTATGGGCCATGGGACAGCAGGGCGGCGTCTCCGGCGACTGCTTCGTAAAGGTCGCGTACGCCGAGCCCGGTACAAAGGCCGCCGACCCTATCACGAAGGCAGGCCGCGTCCTGCTAATGGTCCTTCAGCCCTCGCATTGCTTCCCGGAGTGGGACCCGCACGTCCCCGGCAAGATGACCAAGTTCACCATGAAGTACAAGTTCTGGGGAACGCAGCCGGACGGCACCCGCGTCGTTAACACCTACGTCGAGGAAATTGACGACGAGACTATCAAGGAATACATCAACGACGAATGCTTCAGGAATGACCCGAACCCGCTTGGCCGCATTCCCGTAGTCCACATCGCTAACGTCCCGATCTCCGGATCGCCGTGGGGCCTCTCCGACATTGACCAGATCATCCCGATCAACCGTGAGTACAACGAAAAGGCCACGGACATCTCCGAGATCATTAACTACCACGTGTCTCCTATCACGGTAGTTACCGGTGGCCACCCGCCGAACCTTGAGCGCGGGCCCGCCAAGATCTGGGGTATCGGGAACGAGAAGGCGAACGTCTTCAACCTTGAAGGCGGCACGGCCGGACTCGCGCCCGCGATGGCCTATCTAGAAGTCCTCCGGATGCGGATGCACGAGTACGGGCACGTCCCTGCGAATGCCCTGGGCGAGCCGCAGCCGATCAGTAACACGAGCGGTGTCGCGCTGGCCATCCAGTACATGCCGACGATGCAGCACTACAATCTGAAGAAGGTCCAGTACGGCACGGGGCTGAAGGAAATAGCCCAGCTCGCGCTGATGACCATCTTCATGAAAGAGCCTCAGACAGTTCTGTACGACCCGTACACGAACGGAATCCTGGACCCGGAACTCGGCCAGCAGAATTCGGTCGACCCCCAGGACCCGCAGGTCTACGACCTGGACGTCGACTGGCCCGCGCCGCTCCCCGTCGATATCCTGATCAAGCTCAACGAGATTCAGACCAAGATGGAACTCGGCCTTGAATCCCGTAAGGGCGCTATGCGGGACCTCCAGGAGGAGTTCCCGGACGAGAAGCTGCAGGAACTCCGCGAGGAGATGATGCAGGACGCGAAGTGGGACGCGGAGCTGCGTGTTTTCAATTCGCAGGTCGCAGCAGCTATCATGGCCATTACGGGGGTAATACCCCCGGATCAGGGAGAGCCGGTCCCACCGGAGTCACCTGAGCCAGGCAGTAATAGTCAGAATGCCGATGCACCGCAACAGGTTACGGCGAAGCAGCCAGTGCTGCCAGCCGGACTCAAGGCAGTGCAGGACAACCTGATTAACGAGATCGTGACGAATGCCTTCTCACCGAGGGTGCCGCTCCGGCGGAACGTCGACAAGAACGACACGGATGCCGCGTCGTAGAAAAGAACAATGAATACACATCGGGGCTTACACGGACGACCGACCGCAAAGGAAATCGTGACAATGAACACAAGGAACCTCCCCGGCACCGTCATCGGGTACCGGAATAACGGCACGCCGATTCGTCTGGCAGCCGGTGGTGACGAGACCCACCAGGAGCCACCGCAGGTGCAAGAGGTTACGGAGCCTACCGTCCCCGTGACCGGGCAGTTTTCCCAGGAGCAGCTTTACGCGGCCATGGAGAAGGCGCGCAGTGACGAGCGGGCGAAGCTCCACAGCACGATCGACGGGCTCCGCAATAACTTCAAGACGCAGGAGCAACTGCTGGCCGAGCTAAAGGCCGAGAAGGACGAGCGGGACGCTGCGGCTAAGGCCGAGGCCGATCGTCAGGCGGCTGAGCAGAAGGCGGCCGAGGAAGAGAAGCTCACGCTCAAGCAGCTCATGGAGCGGCGCGACCAGGAGAATGCGCAAAGGTTCTCCGAGCTTCAGGCGGAAATTCAGCGGCGCGATGCCCTCCTGGAAAAGGAGCGCGAGCTTTCCGCGCTGAACGTTTACCGGGCGCAGGCCATTGCCTCCGCGCGTGAGCCGAGGCCCGAGGAGCAGCATTACGGCATCGCGGATGAATTCATCGACCTGGTGCGTGGTAGCACTCCTGAGGAGATCGACGCGAGCATTGCTACTATGGTAGCGAAAACTCGCAGTATCCTAGAAGGAGTGCAGCAGGCGCAGTTGAATGCGCAGGCTCGCATGCCAGGTGTGTCTCCGAATGTTGGAAACTTCGGGCCGGTCGAAACCGCCGGTGCTACCCGACAGTTCTCAGCAGAAGAGATCAACGCAATGGACCCGACCTCGGAAGAGTTCCAGGCCCTGCGCGCATCGTACGGCATCGGCCGTTCACAAGGCAACCGAGGGATGTTCGGTAACACGAACCAAGGTTACTTCGGCTAAAAGAGAATGGTCGGGAATCCGGCCTAGCAAACACTCAGAAGGAGTGAATCCATGGCTGGTAGTGCCATCGTCGGGAGTCAGTTCCTGGCTGCGGCCCCCACCGCTTACCAGGGTGCGAACACGCAGCTTACCCCCGCCATTCAGACTCTCTGGAGCAAGGAAATTTTGTTCCAGGCGATGCCGATCTTGCGGTTTGAGCAATTCGCCATCAAGAAGACGGAACTGAACCAGGCCCCCGGGACCACGATTAACTTCATGCGCTACAACAACCTGCCTGCGGCTTCGCAGCTCGTTGAAGGTGTCCGCATGGAGACCGTGCCGCTGACCGCTTCGCAGTTCTCCATCACCGTTGCCGAGCACGGCATGGCCGTCGCCACGACCGAGTTCCTGCTGAATGCCTCCTTCGATGACGTCATGGCTTCGGCCGCGCGTCTCCTGGGCCGCAACATGGCGCTGTACCTGGACGCCTCTGCGCGCGACACGCTGCTTCAGGCCTCTTCCATCCTGTACGGCTACAACAAGCCCGCGCTAGCCGGAACGCTCCGTTCCGACCTCGCGCCCTACTCGCACGGTGTGCCCGCGTCGCAGCGGTCCGACCTGTCGGCCGGTAACTACGCCCTTACGACCGCCATGGTCAAGGACGCGGTGCTGACCCTGGAGTCGAAGAACACCCCCCACCTGGGCGACGTTTACCCGACCTTCATCCACCCGGCGCAGTCCCGCCAGCTCCGCGACGACCCCGAGTTCATCGAGGTCAGCAAGTACGCGCAGCCCGGCTCGTTCATGCTCGGTGAGATCGGCCGGTACAACGACGCGGTGTTCATCACCACGACCCAGGTCGCCCCGAACTACGTCTCCGGCTCGTCCGGCGCGCAGTACCACGACGGCATCATGATCGGCGACAACGCCTTCGGACATGCCATCTCACTTCCGGTCGAACTTCGCGATTCGGGCATTTTGGACTATGGCCGTGAGCACGGACTGGCCTGGTACGGGATTTGGGGCTTCGGCCTTATCACCGACCAGTCGGTCGTGATCCTGGAGACCAACTAATCTCCACGCCAACAGAGGGCCCCGGTTAACCCCGGGGCTCTTTGCTGAGGGGAACCAATGAGCGCGCAAGAGAATCTAAATCCCCAGCAGTTCTATCACGGAACGGACTATGATCTTGCCCCCGGTGCCGAGCTGCGTCCGGAGAATGTACCGGAGGACCGGCGTCGCGCTGGGATCTCGGAGCATGTGTGGGCTACGAGCAATCCGTCCGACGCGCTTGACTTCGCAACCATCAATCATGACGTGCGCCGGGCTTACCGGGTCACGCCGCTTGCTAACGACGTTGAGCCGGATGGGACTGAGCGCGTGAAGTCCAAGACCGGATTCCGCGTGGTCGACAGGGCCCCCGGGTCCAAGTAGCGGCTAACAGTTCCCCAGCCCCCTATCCTAGAATTGCCAGTAGGGCGAGAGCCCGTACAACTACATCAGGCACAGTATTCGCAGAACGAATTAGGGACACAACATGCCAGCAGGAAACACCCGGGTTAACCGGACCACTGGAAAGGCTGCCCCCCAGCCGGGGGACGTCACCGCTCTTAGGACGCAGGCTCTGGAAGACGAGCGCAACCAGGAGCAGGCCGAGGCCCAGCAGCGCGTCACGATGGCTCGCGAAGTCGAAGAGTACGAGAAGCAGAACGTCGTCATCGATTACTCCGACGTCGACAATCCGCTCCCGGAAGTTCAACCGCTGGACGGCGAGGACGAGCGTCCTTTCCGTGAGGTCACGATCAAGTACGACATCGATCAGATGACCTTCGGTGTTCACATTCTGCGAGAGGCCGAGTACGACGAGCGCGGGAACTGCACGCGACCGGCGGACGTCGGCGGGCCTAGGTTCTTCTCGTTCAAGGAAGGTCGCCGGTATCGTCTCCCGAAGCCGTTGGCCGATCACCTGGACGAGCGCGGTTTCGTTTTCCACTGATAGGTAGATCAGAATGCCAGGACAGATAGCCCCCCTCTCGGCGGACGCTACGCTGAACCTCCTCGCCGGAGCGTTTAACCTCGTAGCGCAGTCCAGTGCACCTACCTGGGTCCCTGGAAAGTACTGGTTCAATACCTCATCCAGTGCCCTGAACTTCTGGAACGGGACCACGTGGGTCGACGCGTCGCACCGGTACCTCGCCCTGCTTACCGCTGACCCGATGACAACCGGGCCCGGCGGGGGGCAATCAGCCGCCGTCTCCGATCTCACGGAGTGCGCCGACTCCGGGTACGCCCGGATTCCCGTTACGTACTCGGTCGCCTCCGGCGTCGTCACTCCCGTCAGTGTCTCCAACACTTCACTACTTACGTGGGGTCCCTTTAACGTCGACATGGCCGCACCAGTCGGCTGGGTCGCCATGGTCACGGTTCAGTCCGGCAATGCCGGAATGCTGGTTTACACCTGGGAAGTTCCAGGGAACATGACCCAGCAGGTCCAGGCCAGTCAGTTCATCCAGTGTCCCGCAGCGGGCCTGGTAATGAGTCAGTCATAAGAAAGGATCTGATTCCTTGACCGCCATCGTCTCCTCCGACATTCTGTATTACCTGTCGGCACCCGGGGCCTCCGCTGGAAACGCTACCGCTGGATCAGTCGGAAGCTCCTGGGGCAAGTACATGTCCACCACGCAGCTCTCCGGCACGCCACTGGATAACCTGTTCCCGGATCTAACCGGTGCGCAGAACGCAGCGAGCCAGGTTGACTACGCCTGCGTCTTCATCCTGAACAACACCGCCTCCGGTAACTCGATGCTGAACACCGTCGCCTGGATTCCGACCTCCGGTAACGTGACCGGCGCGACGACCCACGCGGTCGGCGTCGACCCGGCTGCCGCGTCGGCCAAGGCGTCATCGTCCGCCCAGGCCGCCGTGATCGCGTCCGCGACTGCCGCCCCGTCCGGCGTGACCTTCGTGGCCCCGTCCGCGACGAACGCTGGCGGCGTCTCGCTTGGCACCATCGCTCCCGGATTCGTCCGGGCCGTCTGGATTCGCCGGACCGCTACGAACTCCGCGCCGCTGAACAACGACGGCTTCACCCTTGAGTGTGACTTCGACACCCAGGGCTGATCGGTCCGAACCATTTATTCCGGCCGGGTCGAGTAATTCGGCCTGGCCGGTTGGCTTACTTAGGAGCTTTAGGTGACGGCACCGAACAGGTACTATGCAAATGCGCTGCCGACTACCCTGTCGAGCGCTATTAATAACTCGACTACGACGGTCGTGCTTACCTCGCTGCCGGGAACCTGGCCAACCTCGTACCCGTTCTCACTCCTGATTGAATGGGGGACGACGAACTTTGAGGTCATCAAGGTTACGCAGGCTCCTACGGGAACCGGCCCCTATACCTTCGCGAACTGCGTTCGCGGGGACGACGGCACCACCGCGATCAGCCACCTGGCCAGCAGCCCGGCCGCCCACGGGTTCACCCAGCGGGACTTCACCGAGCCGCAGTCCCATATCGCCGCGACCACGCAGGCCCACGGGCTCGGCTCCGGCTCGGCGGTGGTCGGGACCACCGACACCCAGACGCTCTACGGTAAGCAGTTGTATGCCGGGGCCAGCGGTCCCGGCTGGGTTACCGTGACACTGACTGGTGGTGCAACTGCCGTGCAGCCTTGCAAGTACCGTGCGATTGGAAGCCCGCCTAATGAGTACGAGGTCATCGGGGCGGTTACCAGTGCCTCGAATCTGAGCAACGTCAACATATTCACGCTCCCGCAGGCACCCAGTACCCAGCAAATCGTCCAGTGTGAATACTCCGATGCCAGTAACATCGTGTCCGGCATGTGCCTTACCACGGGTGCCATTCAGTTGTCTACCGTGTACATCGGCAAGATAGTCTACTTCCACGGTTTTATCGCGATGGACTACGCGTAACGGCCGGGTGGGCAGATGACCACGTACTATTTCCCGGGAATGGCCGCTCCTATTGGAGGGCCGGTTAACTATGCGCGACAGTCGGTCTCGTCCACCGTCACGGCCTCCTGGAATACACACGCACAGATAGTCG